TTTGTACTTCCGTTTCCATTTTAACCTTTCAAGTTTAACATTTTTTTTCTCAAATTATTCAGAGCCTGTTGCTCAATTCTCTGAAGCGATGTGAAACCAACCCCAACGAAGTCAGCAATTTCCTGAATCGTTAATGGTCTTGGCTCGTTTCCTGTAACCAAGGATTCTAGCCCCTGCTCCACCACCATTTCACGAAGCATCGCGTTAATGCGATTATCCTTCGCCTGGGGCGGTTCATACCAATCTGTACAGCTTTTCCTCCCCATCTACTTTCTTCACTAATATCTGACTCTTGGGCGGGTGATTGTCCTGTGGCCTCTTCACGCACACACCAATCTCATCCCGATCCTCAAAATATATCCTCATTAAACGAGGGTTCGGGACCATCGATAATACCCTGGCCTTCTCATACCTCGGCTTTTCCACCTCAATCACAGGAGGTGCTTCCTTCGCCACTTCCTCCTTATATACCTTCTGCACAGTCGCTCGGCTGAAGCCGACCGCTTTGGCGATCTTCGGCCATGTCTCCCCAGCCTGCCTTAATAATACAATCTGATTACGATGCCCAGGCATCACCTTATTACTCATATCAATAACTCCCCCCTCCTGTTCCGACCAATTCCTCCTGGTCAAAGTATTCAAAATTTCCCACAGCGAAATATCTCACACAGTCCACCATGTCTTTAGCCGGATTCTTTAAATCACCCGTCTGATACTCCTGCATACAGGCTACTAAGTTTTGACACTCATCCGAAATCATCAGCTTGGGATGATTCCCCAGCCCCATCTCCTTAGTACGATCCCATGCCAGTAAATTATTAATCGCCTGTAAGCCCGTCTCGATATCCAAACCTTCCGCAGGGACTACCGGTAAGCCCTCCTCCGCTAAATCATCTATAATATTAGAAGATCCTTCCGATTTCTGATAGCTCGCCGCTCCCAACCTCGGGTCGATGATACGATCCACAAATCGATCACCTTCCATCCGCCTAATCACCTCTGCATAGTCCTTTAATCCGAACCCATTGGGTTGTGCCGCCTCACCTGCACTAACCTTATCCCCCTTTGTCAGGTCAATCCATCCACCATAACTGTCAAAGTCAGGAAACTCCTTAACCGCCCAGGCTACCCCATGTGGATCAATCCCAAACAGCACCATCGTCCAAGGCTTTGCCCCAGCAGGGTCAATCGAAAGCACCCACGAGGCATCCGCATCGTCCGCTAAAACAGGCACTTCCTTAGCCTGCACGATATTCTTGTCAGAAAAGGCGGGAAATACAGTTTTAGATGCCTTAACAGGCACTCCATACGCCCGACAAAGGATCGTTTCCCTCTTTTCCCCCTCCAATTGCGTCTTCATCGCCGACCATCCACCAAACGGATTGGCCGCTGTATGGAAATACACCACACTCGAGGCTTTTCTTAATGGCTGTTGGACCAATGGAACCTCCTCACCATCCAAAAGGTCAGCTTTTGCCGATTCCACAGTCTTTGCACCCGTCAGCATACTCTTTACCACTGAGTTCCACCCGTCCACGGCTGTGAAACTGATGATGCCAGTTGCCGGTCGAACAACTCCATCATATTCGCTCGCATGGGAGCGTGTGACGCATCTAAATCTTAGCGTTTCAACCCAGGGCATAGGTATTAATTCATCTGCCCAAAATCCAATATTATATGTCCCGTTGACCGGAGGTCGCGGACAGCCGATCTCTCCACCCTCAATCGTAGAAATGTCCTGACTCCAATTTCTAAAGATACATTGGCTACCGTTATTTAGCGTGAATTTAGACGCTGTGAAGCCATTACGAAGGCTGTACATCACATATCCAACCTTCCCCCTGCCCAACGACTTCAACTCTTTAGGTAATGCATTGTATACCAAAGCCTGCTGAAATTGGATCGAATTGGCCGATGTTTCAGTAAGACACCAAATAATAGTACCTGGGTTTTCAACGAGGCATTTGACTACCCGCTTGGCCGCGTAAAACGATTTTCCAGCTCTGTTACCCCCCATAAGAAGGATTTCCGAGTGATTCTTTAACTGCTCATCCGCCAACTTCCAGGTATCCAGTTCAAACCCATGACGATATGGGTCATCCTTCTCCAGCTTGATCGCTTCTTCCCTTCTCTCCCAATAGGCGAGGATGCTCTCAGGCGACATCCGCAGCATCTCTGCCTTGCTGAGAGGCGGGATGGCGGGATGCGGTGACCATTCAAGAGGCATGGCTAATGATAACAGATTATCGATAGGAGGTCACCTCGGGTTGGGCAATTTGTCAGAATTTTTTTGTGGGCTATAATCGGTCGGCGGTGATCGCGGGGCCGGTTGGCAGACCCCCTCCCCCCCTCCTAGAGCCTAAAAATTTTTATGTGATTTCGGCAAAATAGCATAATTTGTTATATATTTACCATATTTATAGAAAATCGGACAAAAAATGATTCGTGAAATAGGGATTATGTCTAATTAGACTTGCATCAATCCTTATTGAGAATACTTTCTCAAATTATCTCACCGATTGATTTTATATGCCGACTACAAGACCCAGGGTGTACCAACAAGCTGAGAACCTGCCAGCGAATCTAAAGGTCGAGGAAGCCTGCCCAAATATATTTACGGGTCAGAAGTTCTTCGATCAAAGGCCACAGGATTATGCGATGGTCGTTAAGATGTTAGCAGAGGGATCGACTATCAAACAGATATGTAAAACCTGTAAGGTTTCTCCTCATACGATAGCCATAGTCAAATCTCGTGAAGGAGATACCCTGAAGGAGTCTAAAAAGCATTTAAGAGCTTTAATAGGTACTGCGACCCATCTTGCGGTAGAAAAGCTCATAACGAAGTTGAATGACGATGAAATCCCATCAGGTGTTCTTCCTATCGCTACCGGCATATTAATTGATAAGCATCGCCAGTACGAAGGTGAGCCGACTCAAACCATTGAGGTGAAGAAATCTTTATCCCTCGATGAGATCAGAGCCGAACTGGCTAATCTCAAGAACGAAAAAGTAATTGAGGCTGAAGTTACGGATGTAGAATCGTAATTTTTTTCATCCCCTAGCCTACTAACTATTAGGTACTTACAACATTCGTAAAAATAAATGTAAAATATATTTTGCTTTTCTGTACAGGTAAGCTAGATTGAGGGTCTACAGTTTAACTTTAACCCAACAAAAACATGAAATTAAAAAATAACGCCACTCGCTCACCACTCACTTCAGCTATTGATGCAGGTGAACAAACAAGGACTCAGTTTCTTAAAACCTTAACGCTCGATCAGAGAAGACTCTTGGAAAAATTGCAGTCTTACAAAGATGATGTATTTGAGTTCGCATACCAAAGAAATGAACTTCACGATTTCAACGCGCAAATATGTGACGATTCTGAAGGGTGCATTGAGATATCAAAAGGTTTCTGCGATTTCAGCGATGTTGATGTAAACCAACTTTAATAAGGAGACTAATCACATGATCATACATACTGCATCACTTACTTTGAACGCATACTCTGAATTGCATAAGCTCGACAGAACTTTGGTCGGTACTCCCGACTACATGGGTTTAGCTTACTTTTGGGGGCATGACTATAAGCACTCCCTGCGAGACGCTACAGCGACACAAAGGCGAAAGATCCACAATACATGGCTCGACAGAGGAATCGATTTCATAAATCAATCTGAGGAAGGCTGGAATGTAATTGAAAAAATTATTCCTAACATTAAGCACAGATAGCATGACCGATAAAAAAGAATGGGGTGGTAAGCGTCCAAACCAAACAGGCCGACCGCCTAACCGCCCTGGGGTTCGCCGTGTCGGATTCCATTGCATGGTTGATCCGGCAACCCGTGACCTGATTAAGCAGATTGGCCATCGTAAAAAGTTAAGCCTGGGTCAAGTGGTTGACGAGTTAGCTCAGGAAGGCATGGAGAGAATAATCAGGTACGAAACTGACCCTCGTTCTGATCCTGACTTTGAAAGCACAGAAGACTAATTAGTCTAGCATAGCCTTTAAAGCCCCGTAGAGTACCCTAAAAGCCTTTTCCCTATCCAGTGAGTCTTCTGACTCATCTTTACCCGATCAAAGCCTTTTACGAGCAATCCTGAATAAGCTGTGTATTCGGTTCTCACGAGTGAGTAGTAAGCGGTTCAAATCTTTTACGATGATAATCTGACTGGTGGTCGCCTATAGGCTGTGCAAATGTAGTAGTTTGCTCCGCTAGGGGAGCAACTACTACTTACAGCCTCAACTACTACTAGTAGTGGTGTTTTACTATAAGGCCACCACTACTACTTTTGAGACAGAATTGAGACAGCCTTTACTCGGTATAAGAGTAGATGTTTTCTTTACCTTTTTCAGTCTTTAAGACACTAATATTTCGGCTCTTTTTAATCAGATTTACGAGTCTATCTCGTGTAATTGGCTCCCCTGTTTTCTCTTCTAGTTTGTTTCGGAGGTTATTTAGACCCATAATCGAGTTAGGTTTGAGCAGTTCGATTAGGGCTGTGGATAGCTTATCGTTCAATCTTTTAGACTCTTTGGACTGCCCTGGCTTTCTTAATTTCGGTTCCATATCGGGCTTATGGATAAAGTTTGGCCATGAAAATTCTACCACTTGAGGGTCGGGAGTTGGGAAGTCTCGGAGGGTGGCCTCGAGTACGAGGTGATCCTCCTCTTCGTGGGGTGTTAGGGTAAGGATGGCATCGGGGTCACGGGCAAACACGCCTGACCCGCTTGCCCGGTCAATGTGGTCTGTGTCAGACTTGTTTCCTTTTGAGAAGTGATGGGCATAGACGAATGAGCAGTCTAGGCGTTCGGAGAACTTCTCCATGCGGTTGACCACTTCGGAGATAGCACCGGCATCGTTTTCGTCTGCTCCTGTGGCGAGCTTGTAGAATGGGTCTACGATTACGAGGTCGGGCTTGTAGTCGCGGAGATCCTCGATGTGGTGTACGAGGTCTTCGAGGGATCGGGATTGGCCTCGTAGTCCGCAGTAGAGGAAGCGGGGGTTCTGTTTATAGATACCTGGATTGGAGGCGATGATGGAGGTTATTCGCTTGGCGGCCATCCGGGGCTTTAGCTCAAAGTCTAGGTAGATCACATTGCCTTGGGTTGTTTCATGTCCTAACCAGGGCTTTCCATTGGATACGGCTAGGCCAAGGTGGAGGAGGGATAGGGTTTTACCCGCTTTGGAGGAGCCTGATATGATCATCTTCGATCCTTTGTGTAGGACATTCTTGATGATTTGGGGGGGCATATCTGTGTGGGTATCGATTGATACTATGTCGGAGAGGGTGAGAAACCTGGGGGCAGGTAGCGGGTCATCGATTGCCAACGAGTAGGTTTGGGGTGCATCGGATGACGGGGTTGGATAGTCCACAGGTCCACGGGAGGAAAAGTATATATCCAGTTCATCTGCTTTCGCGAGTGTCTCGGGGTTTAGGTAGTCTTCTCTGTATGCCATTGTAATACGATTGTATGGTTAATGTTTATGTTTTACTAAGATGATAAAGTCGGGCTTCCCCTCGCCTTCCTTACGGACGATGATGACTAGGTTTGTCTCGTCCATACAGGATGCAAAGTTTACAGCATCCTCCATAGGAACCCCTAAGCTAATAAACCGTCTTGCGATGGTTTTTTGTAGGGCTATTGCTTCCAAAAGATTACCTCCTGCTTGGCAGGGAATGGTTCGCATTCCTTTCTGCGGGTTCCCCAGGGTAATCGGCAGAGTTGATTCATTAGTTTAAATCGTGGATCTCCACCGAGCTTTTGGGAGAGTTCGAGAAATTCTGCCTTGTATCCCTCGATCCAATGGAACCAAGCGTGTAGAGATTTCCCTCCTGAATTGACGATCATTTTTAGCGGGGCAATCTGTTCGAGGCGTAGGATCAGGCCAAGCTGTTGCTCGAATGATAGGGATGGATCGTCAGTCTCATGGATAAAGTATTTACGCCCCAGCACCTGTGCTTCGGACCGGTTGGTCGCATGGGCGGGGAAGGTGTTGTATGTGGTGAACTGGTAGTCGGATAGATCGGGCATAGCGATTGCCTGTGCTATGGTCATGGGTGCAGATCGCTCGGCGACTACCCGCTGGACAAAGATTGATTCGTCTAGATGGAAGAGTCCTTTGAGCGCCTCGTTGGCATTCATCGGAATGGGGTCGGATCGGAGGGTGAACTTCTCGAATAATCCGGCATACCCTAAGTTGTTTTCTTTTAGAGCGGGGTCAGGTTGCGCTACTTTTATGGGGTTTTTCGGCAGGTCGGGGTGGTTATGTCGATGATATGCTCCTTTTATAGCATTTCGTAGCTCGGCTGGTTGGTTTGGCCGGTGGGATACTTTATCGAGTAGTGCGAGCAATGCTCTTTCTGCCTCGGCTGGGTCTTTTGTGTACCTGGTCACAACGAGGGACAAGCGGAGCAGGATATCGTGATGCGACAATAAACCGCTTGGCAGGTTTTCGAGACACCTGCGTATATCTCCTTTGAGTGTGGCCATATTATTCTTCTGCTAGGAGTCGGGTAATCTGCTCGGTAATTTTGATCATCGCCCCTCGTTCGATCTTGGAGATCGTCTGCTTGGCAACACCTGCTTTTCGGGCAATCTCATCCTGGGTATATCCTCTATGGTCCTCGGGCAATGCTCTGAGCATCTGCCGTAGACGGGCATCGGTTGCCATTTTGCGGATGGAGTTACTCGGCCTGCTTGTCGTCATCCACAGTCACCCACTCGGTTATGAAGTGTTTAGGCAGTCCATGCTCGGATATATGGGAATCGCTTGGATCGATTTCGTGGCCTTCCCGAGAGATGTGTATGATCTTGTACCCAATCTTGTACAAGTCTGCCCACCGCTTGATCGCCCATGCCTCGTTGGGGAATCGGATATCATCGAATACAACGAGGCGTTTACCGAGGTAAGGCTCCGCCATCCGCTTGGCCGCATCTACCCATATGTTTGGATAAATGGATTCCCTGCCCCACTCTGTGCCGAGTGTCTGTAACATGTTACGGGTAGTAATACCTTCAGGGAATCCTGGTATCGGTTCCTCCTTTCGATCCAGCCAAGCGGGATGGGGAAGGACGACCTTGAGCATCTCCTTGATCGGTGTGGCGAATGACAGGGTCACTCCACCGAGGGATCGTGCATAGGTCGATTTCCCTACCCCTTTAGGGCCACATAATCCTATCAGTAATGTCCTCATAGTTTTATGCTCGGTATTTGGTTAAACAGGACGCAAAAGAATGCGATGACCACATACAGCCAAAAGCCTATCACAAGTAGCATGAAGCCCACATACGCCAACCATTCCACCAGTTGTTTCATAATTAATAATGTGTTGTATTTATTACCTTGTAGTCATCGGGTTTTTACATTCTTGCGAAACTCAGGATCATTAATCAAAGATTCAAAATTCGCCTGTAGCATTTCGTTTATCAAAAGCTCAAATTTTTCGACAAACTCTTGGTGTCTGTCTTTAGGTAAAATCTGTAGCCAAGGATTAACAGTATCGCTTATTAGTTTCTTCATTTCTTCCATATCAGTAGTGTGTTTTGATTTCCCCCTCGGCGGCCAAGGGTAAGCCAGGGTAGCTTTGGGGTTCCTCGGTTAGTATTTTGATTAAAAGATCAAGTGCCGCCTGCCCCTCGTTCTCTCCAACCTCTAAGGTTACTGAGTCATGGACATGGAGGCAGATCGGCAGACCGGCATCTTCGATGCGAATAAGCGCGTCTGCAAAGATGGATCGGGCAGTCGCTTGTACGATGTTTTGAAACAGCCTCGCCCCGTAGAGTTTGACCGGTTCATATCCACGGGTGGTCGAGGCATAGAGTTCTCCATTCTGCTCATAGGCATTGAAGTATCGGACAGGGACACCACACCGTGTTTCAAATGTAATACATTCAGGAGTCTCCTTCATCCACTCACGAAATTGGTCCTCCATTTTATTCCATGCCAGCATCACATCGGGATTCTGCGCTCGGTATAAAAGTACCTGCTTTTGTGCCTCTGCTTCAGTCATATTCACACCGAATGATTTTGCTACATCTAGAAACTTGGTTGCTCCACACCCATAGCCTAAGCCCAGCAGTCTAGCCTTGCACAGTTTCCTCATCTCGGGTGCAAGCTCGGCCATTGGTTCATCCTCATTGTACAGCTTGGATGCTCGCCCATGTGCCTCGTAAATATCTATCCCTCCACGGACAAGGCCGAGGAAGTCTGCATCGCCTACAAGATACGCAATTACGCGCGGTTCGATCTGTGAGAGATCCGCCGATACAATCACCCTACCCTGTGGAGCTTCCAGGCATCTACGGGCAGAAGTATCTGCCACCTCATCGTTTGGAATAGCCTGGAAGTTTATTACTCCTCCACCGCTCCATCGCTTGGTATGGGGAGCGCCACAATATTTTAAACGAGTGGGTACTCGGCGGTCTGCCCGTTGACCCATGATTAATTTTTGATAGGTTTGCAGGGCGAGGTTTGCCTGTCTCCACTCGGTTGTTTTCCTGTCTGATTCTTCGAGGATTTTTTCTGCCTTATCTATAAACTGCTGGCAGAGTGGACCATTGATCGCCAAACCTCTGTTTGCGATCCTTCGGGTGAGTGCAGATAGTGTTCTCTCTTTCCTTGAAAATCCAACATCGAGCTTTTGGTATACACGGAGACAGGCTCGACTATCTTCTAAAGCGTAATTGATAAAATTAGAGTTCGCCTGAATATCTTCAACGGATAATCCTGCCATCTGCTCACGGGCATCCTTAGATAATTCCTCGTTAAATAGTTCTTTAACTACACCCGCCAAGGAGCGTGGAAGCTGGTGGTACGATGCCATATCGGCTGTGCATATCCACTCGCTTGGCATAAACTCGGGCATCTGCCCTCGATAGATTGCGGCTCGGGCGCAGACCGAATCAAACTCAGCATTATGGGAGATTAAGGTGTGTCCGTTTAGGCGCTCGACCGGCAACTTCTGTGGCTCCCCTACCCATTCAAATCCATCCTCTGCTACGATGGATACGAGGGTGACCTTAAAGTCGGGATGCTTCACATATCGGTCGAGGCCGATCTTTGCGACTGAGTATTGCTTAGTCCAGTAGGTTTCTAGATCAAAGGCTACGAGCATGGGAACATATCCATTTGAGTGAGCGATAATCTTTTTTCGATTAACTCACAGTATTTCGGGTTTAATTCGCACAGAATAGCATCACGCTGTAATTCGTTCGCAACTTCTGCTGTTGTTCCACTCCCACCAAACGGATCAAGAACAACTCCACCCTGTGGGCATCCAGCTTTAATGCATGGACGAATGAGTTTCTTTGGGTAGGTAGCAAAGTGAGCCTCGGGGTAAGGTCTAGTATTTACTGTCCAAACGGATCGCTTGTTACGCATAAAGTCATCAGGCATATACGCATCCCTCCCCCTACAGAGATCCGGCCTTGCCTCATCGTATGTACCTTTTCCTTTACCTTTATTATTTAAAGTTTTCCGCCTCTTGAAATCTTCAATATTTGCCTCAGAACACTTCTCCTTCACCGCCTCATGGTCATAATAATACTTTGAGGACTTACTAAGTAAGAAGATATATTCGTGAGCCTTAGTGCATCGATCTGTAACAGACTCAGGCATCGGGTTTGGCTTGTGCCAAATAATATCTTGCCTCAAATACCAACCATCCGCTTGTAATGCGAAAGCGACTCGCCAAGGTATTCCGACAAGGTCTTTAGGCTTTAATAAATCATCGGTAAAAGGTTTGGTTACATACTCCAAGTGCCTTTCTCCATTGTCCTTAAGATTACCCGCTGGACCTTTACCGCTACCAGCATAACTATCCCCGAGGTTAAGCCAAAGCGTACCATCCTTGGTAAGCACCCTCTTAACCTCTGAAAAAACTTTAACCATATTAGTCACATATTCTTCGGGTGTTTCTTCGAGTCCTAGTTGGTCAGATTCACCATAGTCTCGCAGTCCCCAATATGGAGGAGATGTGACACAGCAGTTTACAGATTTGTCCTCTAAAGTTTTTAACGAATCTATGCAGTTTCCTTGTAATACTTTATAATTCATATCACTTCCCGAAATAAAGTTTCAGCCGATAGGATCGCATTTTCGAGAGTCGGATATTCCGTCTCGGGGAGATCCCTATCGATCTGTAGTCGCCAGATATGTCCATCCTCCTGTTCGACTAAGGTTATATCTGCCTGCCTATTTCCCGCCTTCACGATCACCTTTGATCCGCGGGGTAATCCCAATCCCATTTTGTATTCAGTTTTCATTTTCATCCTCCTGTTCTTCTTCGCAATCTTGATGCTCGTGCTGATATTCGCGGTCGTACCAGCACTTACAACCATCGCACCACATTTCTAAATCGTAACTCGCCCATCCTAAGAACTCGCCCATTCCTTCTCCTCCATCTTCTTTAATTTCTGCCTTCCCTCCCACTCCTCGCTTGGGAGCATTCGAGGGATATCTGTCCTGTACTTTCTGCCCTTCGAGTCATACGCCAGTTGGCACTTACTGAATGCCCTGTGCATACCCTCCACGGCTTCCTCTCTCGTTAGGTAAGGAGTTTGTATTTGCTTTCGCTCCAAGCTCCCTTCCCGCCAACAACGAGGGCCAAGGACATTCCTAAGTTCTAGCTTCTCGGATCGTAGTTCTTCAGGCTCCGCCATATCTCGCATACTCCCTTAAATACCTTCCACGCATCCCGAAGCTCATCGGGGCTGTAGCTGACTACTTCAAAACGACCAGGTTCAGTCGAGGAGATGTAGCAGTTAGCCCCGTAGATTCCCTCACTCATCATCCGATCCTCACCGAAGTAAGCCGCCCCATAGGCCGCTATCTGATGAATCTGAAAATCGTAAGGTGCTACCTTGACTCCCTTTTTTGTCTTACGGGTTTTCCAATCGACTATGAAGTTAGCTCCATGAACAGATTTTCCTACAATGTCCACCGTACCGGCAAACCCATGCTCAAGTGATACGAGAAGTTTCTCTCTCTCAATAAATCTCAGTTGGTTCTTCTGCTTCCAATCAAAGGCAGGCTGAACATATTCAAGGAGATCGTCATCAATCGGTTCACCCTCAAAATACTTCTCGATTGCATCGTGGATTCTCGTACCGAAGTCGGCCGCTTCTTCGACAGGCTTCTCATGCTCTACTAAGCATCGGTCAGCAAAGTGTTCAAAACTTTCGTCCATTTTAGCAGGGTTGTCGTAAGCTATCCGCAAAAGCTGATCCTGTTTCCAACGATCCAACCCAGGCTTCGCAAACAGCCCGAGTATACCGGTGACGCTGGGAAAGAGCTTATGCTTCTTGGCATCCCGTAAGGTAGTATTCCTTTCCCCGTCACCTTT